AGCAATCTCTTTATCACTATCTAATCCTGTATTCCATAATCTAGTATTTTCTTCTGACACAGGATCTTTTTGACCTAGTGTTGTTAAAGAATTTTCAATGTACCAACCACCCACATCTTGGAATGCGTGTGACCATACTCTTTGCCAAGGTAAGTCTTCACCTTCTACTGCAGGTAAAAATCTAATGACAGCATAACCATTACCAGTTTTATCTAACTCTGGTTTCCAAAATCTGTCGTCTTGGTATTTTGATTTGTTTTGATCTTTGTTCTCGGTACCGAGATTTGCCTCGATGGCTTTTGTAAGTTTGTCAAAGTTACTTGACGATTGTTTTAACGCTTCGAAATCCATATTTTATCTCCTTTGTATTTTCGTATTCGTTGTATTTGTGTTACCTGTTTAATCGGTATCATTTTTATTTATAAGAGTTCTTATGTTCATTCACCCACTTTTTTAAGCTATCATTTTTAACTTTTTTATCATAGGTTGCTTTAGGTAAGGACCTCTTAATTCTGTATTGTTTATAACGTTCACACCACTCAATAATTTTATCTAACATTGTGTATATAAATTTATCAAACATAATATTATAATATGTACCTGGTGGGACTTATTGGTTTACCCACAAGCTTTCCGGAAGCGTCCAATCTTTGAGAAAGATGGTCCATACTCACAACCAAATAGAGTGTCTTCAGGCATTCGCCCATAACCCTCTCTACTCGTGCCTTACACCCGCTTAAGAGTTGTTCAGCCACAAGGCCAATCAAAGTTCGAATCTTTAATTGTTTTAACATATGTCATTATTATATCACAAAATACCAAATTTGTCAAGTGTATTTTGAAATGATATATACTTTAAATTCTTAATAGAAGTCCACTCACTAATAGATGAACTGACTGGTGTTTTGCCACTATCGCCATCTGGATTTACCTTATAAAATTGTACATTAGGATTCTCTATCATTAATGTTTTCCATTGAGTAATCCAATTAAGTGCTGGTATTGGTGATTGCTCTGGTAAACCATAAAATTTTGTACCCTTGTACATATTGTTTATTTTAAGGGTATCACTTACCAAATCGTGTCCTATCAAATATATCTCTGTTAAATCTTTTTCTTTTATTGTCGCCACTCGTCCACTTGAAGCACCACACGCCCAACCTGGATCTCTTTGACCTTCAACTAAATCATCTAAATTGTTTGCCTTATCATTTTCACTTGTCCAACTAACATATGTTGTAGTGTGATTTACATTCTTTTCAACTATCTCTTTTTTATTTCTGCTTGTTTTTAAAATATTTACTTTACCAGCTAAATTTGAACCGTGAAATACAAACTCTTGTTTATCGCCTCGATTGTTTTCCATTTTATTTGATTTATACTTGTCTATAAGTTCTTTATCTTCATTTTTCATACTACCATAAACTAACATATGGTACATTGTTGCTGGTACTTTAGTCCAGTTTCTAAACCAAGTTTCATTATTATCACAATAACCACTTTGATATATTTCGTGCATTATTCCGTGATCTACACCTACTAAAACATCTGGTTTAAAATCTCTATATAAAGCATTACAACCATAAATCTTTCCGTGTGGTCGTAATTTATTTAAATCTATTGGTGATCTACTTTCACCATTTCCAATACAGAATACTCTACTCGCCATCTTTCTTATCTCTAGTTACTAAATTATTTGGTTTATCAATTGGCATACCACATCTATCAAACCATCTTCCATCTGCGTGATATACAAACCCTAAAGTTCCATCATCTAATTTTATTGATCTCTTATCTATTTTACTATTATACTTTGTGCCATCTTTTTGTATCATATACACTTCACCAAAAATACGACTATAAATTCTATCAATGTATTTAAAAGTTCCGTCTTCCTGTTCTACTTTATTTGTTTCAGGTACAGTAGGTCTTACATTTTCAAAATCAATTATTTCTTCACTCATTTTCCAAATCCAAATCCAGGCGATATTAATTGTTTAGTAATAGATACAATAAATCTATGCTCTTTTATTTCTTTATTTTGTGTTGCTGAACAACCAACTGTCAATATGAAAATTAGTAATAATAGTTTATTCATTGTTTACAAATATTTCTTTCATAATTAATTTACATTCGGTTGCATTAAAATTTGTAAATGGTTTCATTCTGGTGATCGTAGATGCGATTTCAGGCCATACAAAAGTTTCTTTAATTTCCTTGTTCCAATTTTTGACAAACGATAAGAAGTGGTCAAACACGACTGCGGATTGTATCCCGATCTTTTTTTGAATAAGTAATTGTAAAAGTCTAGGGTGTTGTCCATTATTGCATACAAAACCATCATCAAACCGAAAGCCACGAGAGCGAAAGTCATCATCAATACATACGCAATCACTTCTAAAGTGGTAAGTAAAGGCTTCTTTGCGTTTTTTATAAGCCAGATAGACTTCTCTACCATCATTCTGTAAAAGATTACCAATCCATCTCTTGCGATCTGCAAGAAAGTTAGCAATAAAGAAATCAAGTATATCAGTTTGTCCATATTTCGTACTCAACTTATGAAAGAAGTATCTATCCTTTCTCTTTGTAAAACTATCAAGTGATGCATTAACTTTTCCACCATACTTTATATAGTCGTATGTCTTTGATGTAAAATGTAATTTAACACCAATGTAAACTTTATATACATCAAATCCTCCATACATATTATACTGGCAATATTCCACCTTTTGGTGTATTTAACATTCTTAAATCTATTGCTTCTACTTTAATTTTTTCTTTTAATGATTTGGAAACTAATGATGATACTGTTCCAGGGTCTATATCGTGCTGTTCACAATACCATATGACGGCATCCATATAAGTTATTCTTTTTTCTTTTACTATACTTTCAATCTTCAAACTAAATTCTTTACTATTCATTATCACCTCTTTTTTTGGGTGGGTACTCACGCTAGCTTTCGCCACCACAGTTATAACTCTATTAATATATCATACTTAAACAAAAATGTCAAGTGTCTGTTCCTAATAATAATTGTTGATTCATTATCATATCAAATGTATGGAATATCATACACTTATATGGATCATTAGGCGTTTCTGCCACTGCCAAAGTTTGGTGTTTATCGTTAATGTAATAAGTGATGGCAAATACTATTTCACCATCTTCGTTGGCGTTCTCTTTACCAAAACTCATATTTATTGGTGTAAACTTTTTATCTACAATGTATCTATCAACATCAGCAGGTGATCCACACATCATTGGATACTGCATCATATATAGATTATATTTACTGGTTGTTGTTTCAGCGTAACTAATAGTGGCACTTAATAGAGCCATTATTATTATGATTATTTTCATTAGGCCTCTCTACAATAAAACGTGGGCCACTTTTTTTACTAACTTGCTTGAGCTTTATCTTTGTTTTGTTCTTCATAATATTTATAAAACTCTTGTATCGCCTTTTCTAACATCGGCATATACTCTTTTTTATCTTTCACATATGAAGCAACAGTGCCATCTTCGCCAGCAAGTAATATAACTATTTGTTCAATTGGTTTACCAAACAGTTCTTCGTACATTACTGCATAAGCAGTTGTTTGTAAGAAGTAGTTTTCAATCCAATCTTCTTTTCGTTCTTTGTTTGCTGTTTTGAAATCAATAACTGACAACTTACCATTGTATTCACCGATACAGTCAACTTGTCCAGCGATTGTAAGTTTCTTACTGTACATAATTGTTTCTAAACAATGTATGTTATCAATTTGATCTACATATGGTCTTAATAGTTTAAATAAACCAAGTGGTAATACATCTCTAATAGATGGTGTTTCGTTTTTAAGATATTGTTCTACAAGTAAGTGTGTTGCCTTACCTCTACGAGCAGCTCTATTCATTTCCCAATTGGCGACTTTCTCACCAATACTATCACGCCACTTTTGTAAACCTTCTTTTGATCTGATACCTAATACTGTAGTTACAGATGGATATGCTTTTCCGTCTATGTCATAGAAACGAAATCCATCTACTTTTTTACCAACAGTTTTAGGAAGTTTTGTTGTGTCTAATTCTAAAAATTTAAATTCTTTTTTTGCCATAATATTTCACTTTCATTTATTGTATCATTATAATATATCATAATATATGCGTTTTGTCAAGTCTATATTGACCTATACTTCATCATATGCTCATTTAATAAATTAGGGTTGTTTCTTACTTCTTCCCTTTTCTCTTTTCACTGTGGATCGTAAGATTCGTAACAAGTCTTCTTGCTTTCGTTTCTATAAGCTCTCAATATTTGTTTACGATTTTCACCATCTGATCTATAAGAGCAGTGCACCCAACCACTATTTGGTTCACCAATATTGTGATACTCCAAAATCATCTGATCAAATTCACAGTTTTCACTAATCCATTTACATAGATCAGCATTAGACACACCAAAGATTTCAAAATCTGCTGCTTGACCTTTTGCGTGCTGAGAATTTTTAGATGACCCTATTGCTTCACACAATTCCGGACTTCTGTATCCGCTCGATACAGATACGACTTTACCATAATGATCTCTAACTTTTTGTAGTACATTTTCACATAATGCTTTTAAGTTTTCCATATGATCTTCACTAGGATTATTACTAATCCCTTTTCGTTCAGCCGTTTGGCTCTTGGTCATTTCGGTCAAACTAAAATTATTGCTTAACTTCATTTAATTGTTCCTTTGCTTTTAATTTTTGTTTCTTTAACTCTCTGAGTTCATACCAAGTTGATGATGTTCTATCATTATTTCTTTGTTCTTCAATTGCATTCACTTGTTTTTTTAGTTCTTTATGATATTGTTT